CATTTATTTATCCGATATTTCGGACAATGCGCTGGTCAAAAACAAGCTAACAAAAGTTAGAGATTTACTAATTAGAAAAATAGAAATAGAATATGAGGAATTTGGAGGTCAATTATAGAGGCGTAATATTAGAAATAGAAGGCGAATATTACCAAGGCGAGGAACGCTCGTTTGACTACCCAGGGAGCGGACACGAATTTGAAATTTACCATATATTTGCTGGCGGCCTAGATATATACGATATATTAGAAACGTCGCAGATATATGAATTGGAAAAACTTTGTATTGAAAAAATTAATGTAAATTAGGATATGGAAAATTTAACAAGTGAAAAAATCGGTAATGTAATTATATTAGGATTAGTTGCCGGCCTGTGGTGGGTCAATACCTTTATTAATTTCAATTGGTTTAGCTTTTTAGTGATTAGCTTTATGCTGGCCCTACAAGCGAATAACGTTTATAAGAATTTTAAAAAGAAATAAGTAGTTTGTTTGTGTTGTGAAAAGAGCGTTTTGTTTTACAAGGCGCTTTTTTTTTGTAGCTTTGTTTTATGCTAACCGATATTAACCAAATTGGTTGCCTGGCAGAGTACAAATTTTTTGCTATTTGTATGGAGTTAGGATTGCAAGTGTCAAAGCCTATTTTGGACGCTAGTGTTTACGACTGTATAATTGACAATGGTAAACGCCTTATTAAGGTCCAGGTTAAGTCCAGGAGCATAAGCGACAGAGGCGACGAAAACGATATGTTACAATGGGGCAGTAGTAAATACAAGCCTACAGACTTCGATTACTACGCTATTTACTTGCACCAAACAGGCGATTGGTTAATAATGGAAAATAAAAACCAAATAAGTATGCGTTTAAATCAAAAGAATAGAGATAAATTTAATAACTTTGCGTTATTGTTTTCTGCATAATAAACATAGTTTAGTTAAAATCGGCGTTATCTTTTGGTAGCGCCTTTTTTTTTATCTTTACACAAATTAAATATTATGAAACTTCAAATGTTAAAAAGCGTTGTCAATGGCAGCCAAGTACATAAGAAAAACACAATTGTTGAGGTTAAAGACGATATTGCAAAGCATTATTTAGCCGTTGGTATCGCCATTGAGTATAAGGAGCCTATTGTAAAAGAATACAAACAAGAGGTTGAAACCAAAGAAAATAAGGCGCCCCGTAAGCGCAGAACTAAAAAGAATTAAGCTATGCGCCAGATTAAAGTAAATAGTTTACTAGGCAACGAGATAATAACTGCTGCCGACGTTAAAAGCTACGTTAGAATTGATACAGACGAAGACGATGCTATTATTACAAATATGATTACCCAGGCACGCATTTGGTGCGAGAATTATATTAGTCGCGATATAGTGGCTAAAAATAGGACGTACTATTTAGCAGATACTTCTGGATTGTTTGATTTACCTTTTGCGCCAATAGATGCAGTTACAGGCGTAACTATTGAAGGCGAAGCTGCAACGTTTACAGAATACGGTTTGGACGATTTAAGTATTGAGTTAGACGGTGGACCTAGCAGCAACGTAAAGGTAACATATACAACCCAAGGGTTAAACGATGGCCTTATTAAACAAGCGCTATTGCAAATGGTGTCTAATTACTACGACAATAGGGCGGACTTTGTAACCGGTACTATTGTTTCAGATATACCGACAAACGTAAAAAGCATATTAAGCGGTTATAAAACGATGTTTATTTAATGCAAGCTGGAAAACTAAATAACCGAATAACGGTAAAAAAGACAACGCGCGTTCAAGACGAATTTGGTGGCTGGCAAAATACTGCTGACTATAACGTTTCGTATTGGGCCGACGTCAAGCAAATATCTGGGGAAATAAGCCAGGAAAACGGCAAAAGGTCTTTGGAGTTGCAGGTAGAAATTAAGATGCGTAAAAAGAGCGCAGACGGCATTAATATTGGCGACGTTATTACTGTTGGAAACAATACTTCTGAATACAGGATAAATTCTAAATTCGATAGTGTAGAAAGTTTTTACACCGATATAATGGCGACCAAAATTGATTAACGCTAAGATAAATACCAACTCTTTAATAATGCTTAAAAAGAAGCTAAAGGCTTTAGAAGATTTAAGCAAACAGGAGTTATCCAATGAATTGGGGCGTATGGCTTTAGATAGTTCTAGGAGGGCTAAAAAAACTGCTCCTGTCGATACTGGTAATTTAAAAAATAGTATAGGGGTCGAAAGGCTTACTAAAACAAGTTTAAGTGTTTTTGCAAAAGCTAAATACGCGCCTTATATAGAATTTGGAACTGGTAAGGTAAACCTAGAGGATATGAAGCAGCTAGGAATACCAGAAAGCTATGCCGCACAATTTAAAGGCGCTAAGGCTGGGCATATGCGCGCGCAACCATATTTCTTTATAAGCATAAGGAAAGCGTTTGCAGAAGGCTTTAAACGAGTTGAGGCCATAATTAAAAAAGAAATTAAATAATGTTAGAAGCAATACATTACTTACGCAAGGCTATAATTGAAAGACTTACTGGCGAGGTCCTTTTAAACAACCAGGCTTTGCCTGTATATAACAGAGTGCCTAGCAATGCAGTAGCGCCTTATATTTTAGTTTATAGCGTTTCTAATAACGAAGTGGACCAAAACCAAAGCACTTTAACAATGGAACTGCTAACGCGAGTTGAGGTTGTTACAAGGTTTAATGGCGACGATGGTGGCGAATTAGATTGCAATTTGGCAATTTCAAAAATATTATCTTTGCTACGAACCAGGTCGGCAGGTTATTTAGATTTGTCGGAGTATGGGTTTAAAGTATATACGAGTGTAAACGAGGGCGTAACGTACCTAACAGACGATTTAAAGGACCATACATATTACAGGGCGGTCTTAGAGTTATCTAATAGAGTTGAGCCATTAGGAACGACTAGAGGGTTACAAGCCGAAATACAAACAGAATTACAAAGCTAAGATATGAGCAAAATAACATATACAGACAAAGTAGATAACGTAGTAAGTGCGTTACCTAATATAAACAAGGTAAAAGCCGCAGACCTAAACGAAATAAAAGAAAGCGTAAACGCTATTTATGACGATAAAGGTGGGTTTGCTAATTACGAAGACTTAGCAACGATTACAACGCCAATAGTTTTAACTGCTAACGTCTGGACAAATATAACCAACGATAAGCTAGGGCCGCACACAACGGAAGTATATAAGCCAGCTTATGTAACTGGTAGTTTATGGAATACGGCGGCTTCAAAAATAGATTTTACGGAAGTACCTATTGGTAAAGTTGTTCTTTTAAAAGTTGATTTTCAAATTGTACAAACGGCTAACAATACTATTTTAGAGTGTCAAATAGTTGGAGGCGGCCACACGATGCAAATATTAACTACTGAAATGAAATTTCAAAACGACGACCACCATTATAGCGTTACTAATATGGTATGGGTTGAAGATGCGGCAATGCAAACGGCTGGAATGAATGTACAACTAAAAACTAGCAATAATTCGCAAGTAGAAGTTCACAATATAATGATAACTATAATCTAATGACTACAATTACCGACTTGAAAATTTACCTACTTAACGCAGTTACTCTGGCCTTTAACTTTACGCAAATTGATATTTCGTTAAAAATATTATTAACCGCAGTAGCTATTGGCTATACATTGCATAAATGGTATATAATGAACGAGGAGCGCAAACTTCAAAAGAAAATGGATAAGCTGCAAAAGGCGGCCCAGATTAAAGGTAAGGAACGCGTTAAGGCAAGCGAGGGAATTATTAAAAACGGTATTGTTAGAAAAACTAAAGAAGTACGAGATGACTTACATAGCAGTTAAATTTTACGCTTATTTTTTAATGGTTGTTTGTGCTGCTGGAATTATTGGCGGTATTTATAATTTATTTGCATTATGAAAAATATTGTAGCGGGTTGGAAAACTACTATTTTGGGCCTTTTAATTATAGCGGCTTCAATAGCCTATATTTTTATTGTCCAAGACAGTAAGGTATTTCAATTTTCTATTTTGCTAGTTGTTGGTATTGGCTTTTTATTTGCGCCAGATACTATTATTGACGGCCTAAGAAGTATAATAAAATCCAATAAGGATAAAAAGTTTTAATTATGAAGGTAGTAATTACAAGGGAAAAACATAGCGATAAACAAACGCTTGGAACTCTAATTTTAAGAGACGACGAAGGCAATAAATTATTTATGTGCAAGACCTTGGAGTTACCCTGGAATGAAAACAAAAGAAACGAAAGCTGCATACCTTTAGGTAATTACAAAGTAAGCCTTAGACAGTCGGCAAAATACAATAAACATTACCATATAGAAGGCGTGCCTGGTAGGTCCTTAATACTTATCCATATTGGTAACTATTACACACAAACCAATGGTTGCGTTTTAGTTGGTAAAGCAATTGCCGATATTGACGGAGATAGTTACAAAGATGTAACTAATAGCAAAGACACGCTACAGAAACTTTTAAAAGTAGCGCCTAATGGTTTTGAGTTAGAAATTCAAAAGAAAGCCATA